ACCGTTTCTGTACATCCACCTAATTTTCTCCCATTCATAACAACTTGAGGGAAGGTAGAACCATTCCCAAACTCACCATAAAAACTTTGTCTGTCAAAATTTTTATCTAGTTTATAGACAACATGATTGAGTTCAGCTAACTCTAGCACCTGAACTACTTTAGTGCAATAAGGACAGCCATCTTTAGAATAGACAGCAAAGTTTTTAGTCTCGTTCATAAGTAAATGTTTTTTTCTTAATTTTGGTATCAAACTCACCAGTTCTACCTGGTTTCATCTTTCCTGTCTTCTCATTCTTTCCTTTACCAGGCCAAGGTGATTTATTAGTTCCCTTAAGAGTTGCGCTTCCACCCTTCTTTCTCTGAATCAACACAGAGTCTTGGTCATATTTCTTACCAAGTTTCTCTACTTCTTTCTTAAACTTTCTCTTACTCTTCTTACCTTGACTAACAACATAGGATCTTTCTCCTACCTTCCTTTCCTTCTTAGTTCCTTTATCTTCTGTATATCTACCACTAACTTTAGTAGGACCTGGGAACCCACGTCCTCTGATATCCTTCTCTAATTGCTTAGAACGTGCCTTATTCTCCTTCTTAGACTTAGTACCCCTCTCTGCTGAAACTATTGCTACAGCACCCTTCTTTGCCTTACTGGCTAATCTAGTGAGACTACTCTCATCTAAGAACTCTTTAAAAGTCTTCATCTCTTCTGAGCTTTTCAAATATTTATTTATTTTTTAGTTGTATTACTTCTAGTTCTGTTTATTATGCTGATAAATTTATCACCAGCAAATGTGCCACCAAGACACACATCAATCTCATCACCATCTTTCCAATTAGTTTCACCATTCATTTTGGTGTGAGTCATTGCTAATTGAATCTTTTCAATTACTTCTTGTGTTAATCTCATTTTGTTTTCTCCAATGTTCAATTAATAACTGAAGTTCTTTTATCCTTTCTTCAGCAACAGCAATTTTGTTTTCAAGATTGGTCATCTTTATCCATCTCCCTTGATTTATTTTTAATGATAATTCTATCATTGGCATAATCAGGAACCATTTCTAGAACATCCTCATGCTCCCACATAAGTTCTTCATATAAAGAATTAAGTCTGTCCATGTCTTCGTAAAGATCGTTAACATGTTCTTTATCGTATTCCATAAACTCCTGTTAATGTTTTATTATTTAATGACATAAAAAAATGAGAGGGTTTTACCCCTCTCATTGTATCAGGTTATCCTGTTTTTATCAACTTTTAATGTCAATTCATCCCAGTTTTTAAAGTTAAGGTATGACCATTGACCATATGTTTGATCAGTCAAACAAAGTTTCTCATAACTATGTCTACGAGAAATATCTAAAAACTGATCAAATAATCTATCATTATCAAATTTTAAAGATTTAGCATAATCCCAAAAAGGAGTATTATATTTTGATCCAGTTTGATAATGCCACAAAACAAAATTTTGTAACTCTCTCATCACAATTCTCACAGAATCATTACTTATCTTCTTACTAACACCCTTAAATATAGTTTGCCAAGCAGATACACATACCGATTTATATTGTCCAAGAGCAGTTGCTTCTAAAGGTTCTAGAAAACATAATCTATTTCCATTTAGAATTGTTCTTTCTCCTCTCCACATGTTCTTAGCAATATAATTCTTGAATTTTAAATTACCATCAGGAACTACATCAAAAAGATCTATAAAATTCTCCTCTGCTATCTCTTTTGAAGTAATATTATCATTATAAAGATATCCATAAGAAACACTATCATGATTAGGAATTACAAATGTCCAACCATGAGGAGTTGCAACGCATCTAGTATAAGTTAATTCTAAATCTCTACCTTCCTTTCTAGAAAGAACAGCAGAATTAAGTGGATTAATTAAATCATCATATTCAGAGTAATCATCTGGTCTTCCTCTACAGTCAAAAATATAATCAGCATCTATTTCTTTCTCTGGATCAACTACATTCTTCTCTACAACTTCAAATAACCCACATTCTAATACATGTCTTGATAATAATTGAGGAATAAAATGAACTGCTATATTATTATATGGAAATGGATGAAAATATTTATCCCTATCACCCCAATTCTCATACAAGATACCAGTCTTAGGAACTGCTTTAATGTTATTATTATCTGGATAAAAATCAAGACTCCTAAAACATCTAGATATAAGTTTTGTTATACCATCACTTGTTCCTTGCCCTACTCTTTCAATAGGAATCTTAGGATCATAATAAATTGTTATCTTATTAACTAAACTACTAGCTACCCTCCCATACACATGATAATACATTGCTGTAACAGAGGCAGCATTACCAGCACCAACTATCGCAATATTCAATGGCATAAAAAATGAGAGGGTTTTACCCCTCTCATTATATCAGGTTATCCTGTTTTTATCAACCAACTGATGGTGCAACTAGTGCAACTTCAGAAGTCTCAGCAGATGCTAAGTCAAGTGGGAAGTTGTGTGCATTTCTTTCATGCATAACTTCCATACCAAGGTTAGCTCTGTTTAGAACATCACCCCAAGTAGGAACAACCTTACCAGATGCGTCTACGACAGACTGGTTGAAGTTGAAACCATTAAGGTTGAATGCCATTGTACAGATACCCATAGAGGTTAACCATACACAGATAACAGGCCATGATGCTAGGAAGAAGTGAAGACTTCTACTGTTGTTGAATGAAGCATATTGGAAGATAAGTCTACCAAAGTATCCATGAGCAGCAACAATGTTGTATGTCTCTTCTTCTTGTCCAAACTTATAACCATAGTTCTGTGAGTCCAAACCAGTTGTCTCTCTGATTAGAGAAGATGTAACTAGTGAACCATGCATAGCACTGAATAGTGCTCCACCAAACATACCTGCTACACCAGCCATATGGAAGGGGTGCATTAGAATGTTGTGCTCTGCCTGGAATACGAACATGAAGTTAAACGTACCAGAAATTCCTAATGGCATTCCATCAGAGAATGAACCCTGACCAAATGGATATACAAGGAAAACTGCAAAAGCAGCAGATACTGGTGCAGAATATGCAACACAGATCCAAGGTCTCATACCTAATCTGTATGATAGTTCCCACTGTCTGCCCATGTAAGCAGAGATTCCAATAAGGAAGTGGAAAATTACTAACTGATATGGACCTCCATTATACAACCACTCATCAAGAGTAGCAGCTTCCCAGATGGGATAGAAGTGTAATCCAATAGCGTTAGATGATGGAACTACAGCACCAGAGATGATGTTGTTTCCATACATGAATGAACCAGCAACTGGTTCACGAATTCCGTCGATATCAACGGGAGGAGCAGCAATAAATGCTACTATAAAGCAAGTGGCAGCAGCTAATAAGCAAGGAATCATCAAGACTCCGAACCAACCAACATAGATTCTGTTGTTTGTGCTTGTAACCCACTCACAGAACTGAGGCCATCCAGCTAGGAGACCTTGTTCTCTTTTTTGTAGAGTTGTCATTAGTCCAACTTTAAGTAGGGCAGCAGGGTAACTGCGAAACTTAGATCCTTCAGAACCCTAGACCTGAAGGTAGGAGAAAGACGTATTTTACTTCCCATAGGTCTTGGTTAAGCGGGAAGAATATAGAGTGTTTAAACCCTGACTTATTTATTATAAACTTTTGTTAAGATATTGTAAAGCCCTTATGGTCAGTTTGATGAGTGTTTCTTGAAATACTTATTAATAACTTCTATCTGATCATGGTACTTAGCAATTATATCCAACTCTTGTTCTATTGCTTCCACTATATTAGAGTGCTCTCCAATACCAGCAGGATTCTGTAAATAAACCTCAACATTAGCAACATGCTTTTGTATATCTCCCTGTGCATGTGCCAGTAGTGCCTTAAGTAATTGGTCTCTCATTGTACTTTTTTACTATCTATCATCATTCTAACACAGAGTGTATAAAATGTCACTCAAGTTAGCTCTTTTATCTTATCTCTCCAGTACTGACGATCATCCTCACTAATCCAAGGATTATGCTTATGTACATATGCATAATCTAACCACTGCTTAGTAGTCCAATCCTTCTTTGGTCCTAAATGATCTTTTAAAGTCATCCTTCCCAAATCATATCAGGCATTGGTGTCTGTTGTCCTCTCAATGTAAACATAAGAATAATATATCCAACAAACCAAATGATGTTGAATATCCATGCCTGTCTCCAAAGGTATTTTCTTATTGCCATAGACCTAAGAACCTCTGGTGCTTTATCTTGTGCTCTAAAAATTTGTTCTATTACCAATGCAATAATAAATCCTACCACTAATGGATAGAATACAAAGTTTGCAAAGGACATGATTGCTATTAGAAAAGTCATCTTCTTACTACAGAGGGAACATCACCATCTTCATCATCATCTTCTTCATTAAGTTCATTAATACGATCTCTTAATGATTTTTGTAAAGGATCAAGATTATGAAGTTCTGGTGAATCTAACTTAAACCTTGGATCTATTTCTTTATTTGGTTGATCAAAATTAACAACCAACAATTCATCACCTTCCTTTAGATCTCTCATCTCTGGATGAACTGTTCTAGTAACATATCTTGTCTTCTCATTAATGAATTGCTTACCACCCAACTCAGATGCAGCAGACCATCCTTTTGCTATCAATCTTACAGCATAAAATAATAATACAACCCAAGTAATTATAAAAATAACAGCCATTAATCTTCCTCTGTTGGAGTATTAAAAATAATGAACCAAGTGATTGATAAAATAATGATGAGGAATACTCTTATGGAACTTGGTGAGGTATCAATCATCTCTTTACATCATGCGCACAACCATCACCATCATAATTATCACTATCATAATACCCACCTTTAGTTCCAAAGAATAGGGATAACCCTACAAAAGGTAGTGCAGCAATTATTAATACGGTTTCTAACATCATCTGCCTGGTATGTATCTTTGTGCTTTTTGTGCTGTATCTTGAAGCAATGGCATAAGATCACTCTCTACTTTATCAGTAATGTCATCTATTACATTAACATCTAAATCCATAAAGGGTGGAATGATACCAAGTATTCTTAATAAACCATCAAGAAATAAAGCAAGGCAAATGAATCCAAGTATCATACTAATGATAGTTGCTTCTCTATTATGCTTTGCCATTGACGCTTCATCAATTGCTCTTGCTTCTTCCAGAGCATCTGCAATCATTTTGTCAACTTCCTTTTTTGTATAGAAGTCACCAATGATTGGAATGTCATGTCTATCTGGGGACATCTTAGTAGTCAAATTCGTCTAATATATCTAAGGCATTGTTTAATGCCAATTGAGCAGCCCAACGCTGCTCATCATTCCAGTCAGGATACCAATGCTTATCATCAATACCCTTCTTTATTTTAAGCAATCTGGCTTTCATGTCAACCTTCTTTAATCTTCCGTTCATATATGTCCTGTAGCGATTGTCTGGCCAAGGGCAACTGGCATACCTGTTTTGGAAAAAAGGTGCTTTCAATTTAGAAAGGGTTAGAAGG